TCCGGCGGCGCGACGGCCAACATCAACGGCTTCGACGGCCTGCAGGTCCGCTACGGCGGCGGCTTCGGCGGCAACGCCATTCAGGACGCCGGCGAGAACGCCGACCAGATCATCGCCAACACGGGCGCCAGTGATGCGCTGTCGATGAAGGACCTGGACTCCGCCATTCAGGCGGTCGACAACCCGACGCACATCCTGATGCCCAAGAAGCAGAAGGTGAACATCGTGGCCTTCATGCGCAATTCGGCGTCGTTGGCCACCTCGCGCGACGAGTTCGGCCGCTTGGTCACGACCTACGCGGGTCTGCCGATCATCGAGGCGGACGTGCTCGGCACGTCGACCGGTCTGCAGCAGCTCGGCTACAACGAGGGCGCGAGCAGCAACCGCGCGTCGATCTACGTGATGTCCTGCTCGGACATGGGTCTGCAGATGATCCAGAACGGCGGCATCGACGTGCGCGACCTCGGCGAGCAGAACAGCAAGCCGGTCTTCCGCACCCGCGTCGAGTGGTACTGCAACGTCATCGACATTCACCCGCGCTGCGTGGCGCGTCTCCACACCATCGCCGATCTCACGGCCGTCGCCTGATCCAAGGAGGGTCACCACATGGCACACCAGAACTTCAACCACCTCATCGACGCCAACGGCCGGCTCAAGGCCGCTGGCTTGGTCGGCGCCACTGCGGACGGCAGCGACATCGTGGACCTCGGTCCGGGCTTCGCGGCCTTCGACGTGGTCATCACGTGGACGGCCTGCGAAGTCGCAGACGGCAACGAGCGCTACGACATCATCGTCCAAGGCAGCAACAGCGCGTCGTTCGGGTCGGGCGTCTACGAGCTGGTCAAGACCAGCTTCGGCGACAGCACGGTCAGCGGCGACGCGACGGACACCCCGCCGTCGGGCCTGCTCGTCCTGAGCGGCAGCAACGTGGCGATCACCAGCGGGACGGACGGCAACACCGTCGTCCCGCTGCGCTACGCTCGCATCCGCACGGTCGTGGCGGGCACGGTCGCTACGGGCATGAACTACGAGGCGTGGCTGACCAAGCCGCAGAAGTGACGCATGGTCCATCAATGCCACAACTTCGCCCTCGAAGAGGGTAGCCGACTCACGGCAGCGCTGTCGCACACAGCTGCGACCGGCACCGCCACGAACGGCACCGTCAGCAGCATCGACTTGGGCCAAGTGGCCCCGGCGTTCAACGTCAACACGTCGTCGACCGCGCCCTACGCGCGGTTCGCCGTCGTGGTCGACTGGAACGGGATCGACACGGGCATCACCGGCACCTACCAGGTCATCATCCAGGGCGCAGACGACGCGGCGTTCACGACTGGAGCAACGCGCCTCGGCGTGCTGATCCTGGGGTCGGCCGCGCAGACCGGCAACGAGTTCGCCACGCCGGCGAACGGGCGCGAAGTGTTCTACGTGGACAACGTGAGCGTCGGCAGCGCAGGCCCGACGCAGAACACCAAGCGGTTCATCCGTCTGCAGGTGGTTGCGACCTACTCCGCAGGCACGGCGAACCTGCAGCTCGTCGGCGCGTGGATCGCCCCGATCTGATCGGCGCCCGACCCTGCTGCGCGTCCTAGGGGCGTGCGGCAGGGTCACACACTCACCCCAGCAGCTCTGCCGTCGCCATGACCGTCACCATCTACGCCAGCCCCGGCCTCGACAGCTTGCGCAGCCAGAAGTACCTGGTCACGGCTGCGGCTGTGTCAGGAGCGCAGACGAGCGGCTTCGTCTACGGGCAATCGTTCACGGCGCAGGGCGAGAACGAGGTCTGGGACATCGGTCAGGAAGTCCAGTGCGACTGGATCACGATCGGGGCCGACGAGCCGGCCGACGTGCGCATCAACCTGATCGACGGCCCGATCTTCAGCGCCAATGTCTACCCGGCCGATGTCGGGGTCACGCAGACCATCGTGGACGGCCAGCTGCGCCTCGTGGTGCCCAGCAACCGGCGGCTGCGCATCGAGGTCAACGGCGACCGGCGCAACCCGCTCAATCTGTTCGTCAGCCTGCCGCAAGCAGCCCTGCCTGTCGGCAGCTCCGCTTACGTGGCGCAAACGAGCGTCGCGGCTGGAGCGGCGCTGCATTTCCCTCCGGGCGTCCACTTGGTCACTCCTGGCCTAGTGCTGGGCGACAACTGCACGGTGACGGCGCAGGGCGGGGCAGTCGTCATCTTCACCGACCCTGACGTGACTGGCACCGCTGCCAGCGCGACGGCCAGCTCCATCACCGTCAGCGGCACCCCGTGGGTGGTAGGCGCGTACAACACCCTTGAGGTGCGCATCTCGGGTGGCACGGGCGTTGGTCAGGTCCGCACGATCACGACCAGCACGGCCAACACGCTCAACGTCACGCCGAACTGGACGACCAACCCGACGGCAGGCTCGACGTTCACGATCCTGTCGGCAAGGCGCGCGGGCTTCGACCTCAGCACGCTGACCAGCGCAAACACGGCCGGCGTCACGATCCAAGGGCACGGCGTGTTCACCAGCCTCGCCCAGCGCGCGAACGCAGAGCAGGTGCTGGCGTTCGCCAATCAGGTCCGTTACTGCCCGATCGCCACGGACACGGTCAACACCTCGCCCGTCAACTGCCGCGTCATCGGCCCGACGTTTGTGCGGTGGCCGTTCTACTTGCAGTACGGCGGCGCGCACTACCTGCGCAACGTGCAGTGGTTGAACCCGTGGACGTACAACTCGGACGGGTTCCAGCCTGGGCGCAAGAGCCTGTCTGACAACGCTGGCTTGGTCTGCGACAGCTTCAGCTACTGCGCGGATGACGGAGTCAAGCTGTTCTGGCCGACGCACCGAATCACGATCCAGAACACGTTCATCGTCGCGGCTCGCGCGAACTGCTTCAAGATCGGCTACTTCGGCAACACGGTCAACGACTCCAGCGGTGCGAGCATCGTCGACTGCGATGCGATGAACCTCGGCGACGCAGATGCTGACACCAACGGCCCGCTCGTCTATCCGAACCGAGGCATCCAGTGCATCGTCTCTGGGTTCGTCGACAAGCCGAACGCGCAAGCGAACGACGGCTACTACAACATCAGCGTCACGGGCCTGCGTGTCTGGGGCCGCATGTACTCGCGCCTGTTCTGCCTCCAGAACGTGCAGTACCCGTTCCTCGGAGTAACGCCGCAGGACGCCGCAGGCCAGATCTTCGACGTTGTGTTCGATGACGTGCAGACCGAGGCGGTGCCGGAACAGGTGTCGCTGATCCTGGGCCGTGACTCGATCAGCACGCCGCACGACTTGACGTTCCGCGATCTGGTGATCGGCGGCACGCAGGTCGACGCCGACAACTTCGACGAGTTCGTCACGGTCAACCAGTTTCCCTACAACCTCACCTGGGACGCACCGGGGCTGGTTGCGGAGACTGGCAGCGGCCTGAGCACGGCGACGAGCTACTGCACGATCGCGTTCGCCAACGCCTACCTGACGAACTACGGCACGCCGGCGGCCTGGACTGCGGCGACCAACGCGACGAAGGAGACGGCACTCATGGCGGCCACCCGCGCGCTCGACCTGCGCTACGGCGGTCGCTGGGTGGGCTATCGCTACTCGACGACGCAGGCCCTGGACTGGCCGCGCGACTACGCCTACGACGCCGCCGGCGAGCTGATCGCCAGCGACGTGGTGCCGCTGCGGGTGCAGCAGGCCACGGCGGTGCTTGCTGCCCTGCACGTCCAGGGCATCACGATCAACCCGACCACGCGCACGACGGGCGACATCAAGTCCGAGTCGCTGTCCTCGGCGTCCGGCTCGTCCAAGTCCGTGACCTACGCCGGCACGAAGCCCGCCGAGACGCAGCTCGTTGAAGCGGAGCGCATGCTGGCCACGTCCGGCCTCATCAGCGGGTCGTCGAGCTGGGGATGGATGGACCTGTGACGCTCGCCGACGAGTTCCTCGCGCTGGAGACGGAGCTGGCGGCGACGTTCGGCCAGGCCATCACCTTGGAGACGCGAACGGCGACGGGCTACGCGGCCAACGGCACGGTGACGCAGACGGTCACGTCCACGGCGTGGACTGCCGAGGGGCCGGTGCGCGACATCAACCGCTACGCCGCGCAGGGCATCGACCAGAGCATCACGGGCACGTTCTACCTTCCGGCGCAGGGCCTCGCCGTCGTGCCGGACAAGGGCGACCGCATCGTTGTTGGCCTCGACACCTCGAACCCGTACCAGATCATCGAGGTCGAGGAGTACCAGGTGGAGGGCGTCACGACCGCCTACCGCTGCGACTGCGGGAAGGTGATCGCGTGAGCAGCCCGCAGCAGTTCGTGGCGCGGCTCAACGACTGGGCCGACGAGAACCTGCGCCGCAAGCCGGTCGAGTTCCAGAAGCGCGTCTGCGCCGAGGCCATCCGGCAGCTCGTGCTCAACACGCCGGTCGGCAACGAAGAAGGCTGGGCAATGAACGCAGGGCGGCGCGCTCGCGGCCTACCGATCCTGCGCCGGCGCGGCTACCTCGGCGGCCACATGCGCCGCAACTGGCAGGCGTCCTTCAACGTGCCGGCGCGCGGCGAGCTGCCAGGCGTCGACCCGAACGGGACCAAGGTCGTGCAGGAGCTGATGGCCACCGTCGGCCAGCTCATGCAGCCGTCGCTGGTGTGGTTCTCGTGCCCTGTGCCGTACGGCCAGGTCATCGAGTTCGGCGGCCCTGGCAAGAAGCCGTGGAGCCGTCAGGCACCCAACGGCGTCGTCGGCCCGACGCTGGCCGTCCTGCGCCAGGTCTTCGGGGGCCTGCGATGAGTCAGGCCCAGACCATCGAGGCCGTGCGAGGCCGCTACATGGCCCAGGTGGCCACGCCGGGCGGCATCGACACCGTCTACGACAACGGCCCGGCCCTTGCCGGCGACCAGCCTGTGGCGCGCGTGACGGTCACGGTGCGCGAGGAGCGGCAGCTCACGCTCGGGCGCCCGCGCCGCTGGCGCACGGTCGGCGAGATGGAGGTACGCCTGCAGCAGCCGCGCGAGCGTGGCGACGCCGCCGTGCTGACGCTGGCCGAGACGGTGGTCGGTGCCTTCCGAGGCGTCGAGCTGTCCTCGCCGTTCCTCATCCGCTTCTTCCCACCGCCTACGGTGTCCGGTGCGCTGGACATTGAGGCGGCCACTGTGACGCGCGTGGTGCGCGTTCCTTTCCAGGCTGACTACACGATTTGACCATGGCCGACGGCTTCCGTACTCGCGTCTCCATCGTTGCCGAGGGCACCTTCGGCACGACTCCCGCCACTCCTGCGATGCTTCGGCTGCCGGTGACGGCTCACGCAATGGCCGACCGCGTGCCGCAGTCGCCGTCCAACGTCATCAACCAGACCCGCAACATCGAGGACATGGTCCGTGTCGGCCGCGGTGCGACGGGGTCGCTGACGTGCGAGCTGCGGCACTCGCCCAGCGGCGAGGGCCTGAGCGCGGCCATGTTCGCGCTGATGAGCAACTCGCTCGTGACGGCGACGGTGTCGGTTCCGAGCTGCACGACGACCACGGGTGCAAAGACCGTAACCCGTGGCTCGGGCAGCTTCTCCGGCGACGGCATCGCCGTCGGCGACATCATCCGGCTGTCAGGCGGACTCGCCGCCGACATGGGCTACCTGCGCGTGACCACCGTCGGCACGACCTCGCTGACCGTCGACCGCGTCGCCAACTTCACCGGCTCGCCCAGCAACGTGACCGTGACGCGCGGCGTGCGGGCGACCAACGCCCTGAGCGAGCAGAGCTTCACCGTCGAGGTCGCGCACCTGGACCTCCAGCGGGCGCACATCTACCGGGGCGTCGTGTTCAACTCGGCGTCGATCAACCTCGCCGTCAACCAGCTCGCCACCATCTCGTTCCAGTGCGAGGCCAAGGACAGCATCGTCACTGGCAACACGGGCACGACGGACGTTTTCATCGCCGGCGCGACCTACGCTGCCCCGACCTTCGCGCCGACGCTCGACCCGATCGGCGTGCAGGAGGTGCAGTTGTCGAACGCCAGCGGCGTCGGCCAGGACGTGCCTGCGCAGTCGGTGGCGCTGGCAATCAGCAACAACATCCGCCCGCGCGAGCAGCTTGCCGCGCTCGGCCCGGTCGGCATGCCGCGCGGCTTGTTCACGGCCTCGGCCAACCTGTCGGCCTACTTCGACACCCAGGACGACCAGACGACGTTCCTTGGCAACACGGCGACGGACTTCTGGCTGGCGACGGTGGACGCGAACAGCCGCGGATGGTCGTTCGCCATCCCGCAGGCCAAGATCACCGACCTGTCGGTGCCGGTGCAGGGTCCGGGCAGCGACATCTTCCGCACCATGACGGTCAGCGGCTACCGGTCGCAGGCCCAGGACTGCACGCTCCGGTTGCAGCGGTGGGACTGAGCCAGTAGCAAGGTCGCATGGACCTCAACACCTGCAAGCTCGACGCCGGCAAGCTGTCCGGCGGTGTCTGGTGGCTGCTGTCGCGGCAGCCGGACGGGACGCTGTCTGCCGTCGCCTCGCGCGGCGAGCACGAGGACAAGCCGGCGGTGCTCGTCTGCCCGATCGGCGTCGAGTACGAGCGCGCCCTTGAGGAGGCCCGGCGGCCCTACCTGCTGGAGATCCGGGACCGCCGGCTGTCGCCAGCCGATGAGCGGGCGATCCTCGCCCAGGCGGTCGCCCAGACGCTCTGGAAGGGCGCGCGCAACCTCACCGTGGGCGGTCAGCCGCTGGTGTACCGCGTCGCCGAGGCGGCGCAGATGCTGGCGCGGCCCGAGTGGACCAACCTGCTGGAGTGCATCCTTCGGATCGCGCAAGACCGCGCGGCCCTGCTCGCCGACGAGGAAGCCCGCGCCGCGGGAAACTGATTCAGGCCCTGCGATGGCAGCTCACACGCACCCACGACCCGACCAAGAAGGCCGCCGAGGCGGGCCTGCGGGAATGGCTGCGGCGCAAGGGCCGGAAGATCCCCGAGGAGCTGCGCGAGGAACCGACACAGCCGCCGACGCTCGACGCCGACCTGGTGCCCGTCTGGGAAGCCTGGGCGGTGCTGATGGACGGCCGCAACGTCAGCGACGGCGAGGGCCTGTCATGGCTGGAGCTGTCGCGGTGGTGCGAGGATCATGGCATCGAGGGCGCCAGTCGCCGGCGGTGGTGCCGACTGCTGAAGGCCATGGACCGCGCCTACGTGGCGCACATCAGCGAGGTGCATAGTGGCCGAAGTGCTAGAGGTGGGTCTGGACGCGCGTCCGATGGAGCAGGGCGCGGCGCAGGCGAAACGGGCGATCGACTCGGTCAGTGAGTCGGCCCTCAAGTCGCAGGCGGCCATCAGCAAGGCGTTCCAGACGACTGGCGGCGCTGTGCAGGTCGCCGGCGGCATCGCGCAGACCGCCAAGGCGTTCTCCGAGCTGAACGTCTCGGCTGGTGCCTTCGGCGCGTCGCGGGCGTTGCTGGAGATTGGCAAGACCGTGCAGGACTTCCGCGAGTTGCGCGGCGCGGTCGGCGCAAGCGGCAGCGCGTTCTCGGTGCTGGGCACGATCCTGCGCGCGCACCCGCTGATGACGCTGGTGACGGTGCTGTCCACGATCGGCGGCCTGATGTCGGTCTTCAGCAGCAACACCAAGGAGGCTGCCAGCAGCTTCGACCAGCTCGCGGCCGCGATGCAGAAGGCCAAGCTGGACGCCTCGACGCGCGCCTACCTGGGCCTGCCGCAGGAAGCCGGCGGCCAGCAGCAGGCCTTGTTCCAGGCCATCCAGGACGTTCAGCGCACCGGGCAGGGGATGAACCTGCAGCAGTTCGGCCCTGGCGGCGTCGGCGGCGGTGCGGACGTGGCGCGCTATCTCGCCACGCGCGGCACTGAGGCACAGCAGGCGGCGGCGCGCGAGTACATGCGCACCGGCGGCCAGAACGTGACGCGGTACTACGCCGCCGGCATGCAGGGCACGCAGGTCACGCAGTTCGAACGCGGCTTGCCCAACTTGCAGTTGTCGCAGGAGCAGACGCAGGAGGTGCTGCGCATGCGCTACCGCTCGCTGCAACCGCAGGAGGTGTCGAGCCAGATGGGCGTCGGCACGACTGGCACCAGCGAGGCGATGCAGCGTGCCGTGCAGTCGGCGGCCATCATCGCGACGTACAAGCAACGCGAGGCGGACAACGCGCGCGTCGTCGCCGAGAACATGGAGCGCGCGGCCAACTACGCGGGCAACATCGGCAGCACGGTCGGCGCGGCGTTCGCGGACGTGTTGATGAAGACCACGACGCTGCGGCAGGCGTTCGCCGGCATCGTCGCCAGCATCGCGCGCCAGGGCTTGGCGGATGTCGGCGCGGCGATCTTCCGGGGCGCTGTCAGCGGACTGACGCCGACGCAGAGCGGTGCCAACGCAGGCCTGACCGCTCCAGGCACGACCCCACGACGCTAGCCCAGCATGGCCTTCCACGACATCACGCTCCCCGACGCCTTCCAGTACGGCAGCAGCGCCGGCGGGGGCTTCGCGACGATCATCCAGCAGACGGCGACGGGCCACGAGTTCCGCGTTGCGCGTCAGTCGCAGAGCCAGCATCGCATGAGCCTGCGCAGCGAGCTGCGGAACAGCAGCGAGGCCAAGGCGCTCAAGGCGTTCGCGCTCGCGCGTCGCGGCGCGCTGCACTCGTTCCGCATCAAGGACTGGTCGGACTACACGACCAACGCCGACGGCGAGACGGCACCGACGGCCATCGACCAGCTCATCGGCTCGGGCACCGGCACGCAGACCACGTACCAGCTCGTGAAGCGGTACGAGATCACCGGCCCCAACGAGTACATCCGCACGCTGACGCTGCCGGTGTCGGGCACGGTGTTGGCGGCGATCGACGGCACGCCGACCACGGCGTTCACGGTCAACAGCACGGGGCAGCTCGTGTTCAACACGGCTCCCGCCAACGGCACCGTCATCACTGCCGGCTGTCGCTTCGACGTGCCGGTGCGGTTCACGTCCGACGTGGACGCCTGGACGCGGCTGCAGGCCGACGCCTACAACGTCTGGAGCCTGCCGCAGCTCGACGTGGTCGAGGTGCTGAACGAGGTCGAGCAGCCGGAGCGGTGGCACAACGGCGGCGCGAAGTTCCACGGTCTGCTGACCAGCTCGATCCGGCTGGCGTGGAACGACGGCTCGCTGCACGTCCTCGGCACCAGCACGGCAGGCGTCAATGTGTTCCTGCCGGTCCCGACGTACCAAGCCAGCGGGCCGGCGCTGCTGACGATCCTGCACACCACCGGCACACAGAACGTCCAGATCAAGGACGACGCCGGGAACAACGTGTTCCTCCTTGGCGTCGGTGGCCGCGTGCGGCTCGGCATGTACCGCTCGGGCGGCTCGGCCTACTGGGTGTCCTACTGATGGCGCGCACGGCCCAGCAGGAGATGCGCGGCGACGCGGTGTTCGTCAACGCAGAAGCCGACTACCGCTGCCGGCTGGACAGCGCCGACGGCGGCGCGCGGCTGTACGTCTTCCAGCGCACCGGCAACTACAACACCGACCTGCCCAGCACGGCCCTTCTGCGCCTCGGCGCGCAGCCCAACGTGACCGTCGTGAACCTCGGCATCGGGACGACACAGGTACGGACCTCGACGGCGGTGAACGTCGTGTCGCTTGCCGCCGGCGAGTCTGCCGAGCTTTGGGCGACGAGCACGACCAGCGAGTCCTGGGAGTTCCTGAAGGACACGCAGGCCGGAGTCCTGTTCGGCCTCAACGACAGCCGCAAGCCCATGCAGCTGCGGTTCACTGCGTCGCGTCTCAACCGGGTCAACCTGCGCGAGGAGGTGGCGGCCTTGTTTGGCTACACGGCAACCGACGGCCCGGTGGCCTTGGACGTGGTCGTCGAGCGCGACGTGGTCATCGGCGGCGGCACGGCGGCGGCCGGCCCGAGCCTCGACACGGGCACCTTCCCGAGCGGCTCGACCATCCTGCTGACCCTGGAGGCCGGCGCGTACATCTCCGGCAGCGGCGGCAACGGCGGCCAAGGCATGAGCGACGCCGGCGCGGGCATGACGGCGGGCACGGCTGGCGGGCCGGCCCTGCGGATCGCCACGCCGACCACGATCGTGAACGGCGGGCGCATCCAGGGCGGTGCCGGCGGCGGAGGCGGCGCGGCGCGAGGCCAGGCGTCCAGCGTCAACCGGCCCGGTGGCAGCGGTGGCGGCGGCGCAGGCGCGCCGGCGGGCAAGGGCGGCCCGGCACTAGGGTCGCCGCCCGATCCGAGCACTGGCGGGCAGCCAGGCACCTTGGTAACCGCCGGAGCCGGAGGGCAAAGCACCAGTGGCACGCCGATCGGCGGCAGCGGCGGCGCACCCGGCGCGGCTGGATCGTCTGGCCAGTCGGGCCTTGGCGGCGTCGCCGGCGCGGCGGGCGGCGCGGCAGGCTACGCGCTGGGCTACGTCACGGGCGTACCGTACTCGGTCATCGCCGCAGGCGGGTCCATCGTCGGGACCACGGTGGCACTGTGACGACTCGCCCCGGCATCGTCGGCCTGGACTCGCTCGCGTACACGCGCGCGAAGGGCCTGTGCCACCTCCTCCTGATCATCCGGCCCGACGGCCAGCGGCTGGCGGTCACGGACCACGACCGGCAGGTGACGTTCGAGGGCGACACCTACCGCCCGATCGTCCTGGGCGAGCTGTCTGCAGACCGCCGCGAGGCCGCGCTGCGCACCGGCAGCCAGGAGGCCAAGGGCGTCATCGACAGCATCAGCATCACGGCCAGCGACATCGACGCGCAGAACTACGTCGGGTCCGAGGTGCGGCAGGTCATCGTGGACTGGGTACGGCCCTGGATTGTGCTGGCCCGGCATCGCCGGTGGATCAGGCAGATGCTGCGGACTGGCGCCAGTTTCACGGCGACCCTTGAGGGCCGCGCGCAGCAGCTCCAGCGACCGCAGGGCGGCCGCTTCGGCGGCGTGTTCACGCCCAAGTGCCCGTACCGGCTGGGCGGCAAGTACTGCAAGAAGGACATTGGGCAGTGGACGCAGCTCAACCCGACCGACACCGGCAATGCCACCAGCTCGACCATCGACAGCGTCACCGACAGCACGCAGAGCTGGGCGGTGAACAGCTACCAGAGCACGACCAGCCAGCACTACTACGTCCTGCTGCGGCCCAACTCCGGAACCGGCACGATCAACCAGGGCAGCGGCCAGCTGCGAAAGATCCTGAGCAACACGGCGACGACGGTTGCCCTCGACGAGCCGTTCGAGACCACGCCGGCGCAGACGATCGGCTACCGCCTCGGCCAGGGCTTCGCGGTGTCGACGATCGTGAGCGGCCGCGCGCGGTACGAGTTCAAGGTGGCCACGATGGCTGCCGAGGTTGACCAGTGGTTCCGCGACGGCGCGGTGATCTTCGCCAGCGGCGCGAACATCGGCCGCACCTTCGCGATCGCGGACTACCGCAGCAGCGACCGCAAGCTGACGTTGCTGACGCCCACGCCGTTCGACGTGGCAGTGGGCGATAAGGCCATCGTGCTGGTCGGCTGCGACGGCCTGCTCAGCACCTGCCGAGACAAGTTTGCCAACGTGCTGAACTTCGGCGGCGACCCGTACGCGCCGTCGGCGCAGGCCATCATCTCACCGCCCGAGGAAGTGTGATCGCACGACAGCAGTACCTGGATGCAGTGGCAACCTGCATCGGCACGCCGGTCGGCCACCGAGGCCGCACGATCGGCGGCGCGCTCGACTGCGTGGGCGTGCCCTGGGCGGCGGCGACGGCCTGCGGCCTCGTGCTGCCGGCCACGCAGGTCTACGGCAGCCACCCGACTGGCGACGAGCTGGCGAGCGGGCTGGCCGGCTACGCTGACCGCTGCGAGCGCATCGAGGACGCCCACATGATGCAGGTGATGATCGGCCGGCACGCGCGGCACGTCGTGGTCCCTGTGCAGCTCGACGCCGACGGCCTGGTCTGGGTCGTCCACGCCTGGGCGAAGGCCAAGGTAGTGGAGCGCACGAGGCTCGCCTACGAGCCGGCGGCGCTCTGGCGCATCCGGGGGGTGGCGTAGTGGCTTCCGCAGGCGTTCAAGGAGCAGCAGCGGCAGGCGTCTTCGCCGCCGTGCCGGTGGTGGGCTGGGCTGTCGGCATCGCCGCGGCGTTGGTCGACTACTACTACATCATGCCGGCGCTCAAGAAGAAGCCCGGCGACCGCAACGAGCCGGAGCGCATCCTCGACGCGCCGATCGGATCGAACGACGTAGGAGCGCCACGGGTCTGGGCGATCGGCACGCGCATTCGCGTCCCGACGCACATCATGTGGCAGGACAGCAAGACGCGCGAGGAGACCAGCCCCACCAGCAAAGCGGGAACGCAGACCAGCCTGCGCCGTGTGATTTTCGACGCCGCGTTGGCGCTCAACGACCGACCGACGCAGCGACTCGTGACGCTGTACGGCAACGGCCGGCTGATGCTGTTCCGCACGCGCAACCAGCTTCAGCTGCGAACGCATCTGATGACACTGGCGCAGCCCAACGGAACCGATGTCGTGCTGACCATGGCCGACACGCTGCAGCCTGCCTTCACGGAGAAGTTCAAGCTGAACGACTACGTCCAGCTGCGGGATTGGGTGCAGACGGCTGGCACGCCAATTGTACTCAAGCCGTTCAAGGTCACGGCCATAACAGACCACAGCGCGACGACGCCTAGCACCATGACGATGCAGCGGCGCTTCAACGCTAGCACGCCGCTGTCTTCAGTCGCAGCTACCGCCGGAACGTCATTTCAGCCGGGGACTATTGAGCGCATAGACGACGCAGTGTTTAGCACAGCCGTCGACTTCCAGCCGTTTAGCACTCTACCAGAGTGGCATTACATAGATAGCCATCTAGGTCCTCGATATGTGTTTGTGAATCGAGAGCCGATTTCCGGAACATCTGAACTAAATGGCACGGTGTCGTCGACGTACCGGGAATCATCAGTTCAAACCCGTCAGCCTGACTACCCGATTGGATTGCCTCCGCTCACCGGATGGTGGCTGAAAGCTTATTTGCCTGGGCTGAACCCACATGGAAGCACGCCGCCATTTGATCCGTTCGTCATTAAGGCACAGAGCACCCTCAACTTCTACTTCGGCGTCTTCGCCGCATCGTGGAACCCGGACGCCTACTACTACACCGGCAGCGACTCGCAGCTGACGGACCCGATCCTCGACTCCGCTCTCGGCGCGGCCAACGTGCCCGCCTATCGCGGCCTGTCGTACCAGGTCCTCGACGGCTTCGTCTCCACGCTGTTCGGCGATCAGCTGCCTTACTCGTGCGAGGCCATCCTCGAAGTCGACAACCAGATGGACTGGCCGCAGGCGATTGAAACGCTCCTGCGGGAACGCGGCAATCTGCTGTCGCCGGCGATCGACGTGAACGGCGTGACCAGCCGGCCTTTCCAAGGCTACTTCCTGCGCGGCGCGGTGCCGTGCGTGCAGGCGCTGCAGCCGCTGCTGATCGCTGGCCAGATTACGGTGCAGGACCGCGACGGCGTGCTGGCGTTCTCCGAGTTCCGCAACGCCGACAGCGTCGCCGTCGACAACGGCGCGGTCATCTCGCACTTCGGCACGCGCCTGGACGGCGACAAGGCCGCCGACGACAAGTGGACGATCGAGGACAAGGGCGAGGGCGACCTGCCCAAGCAGGTCAACGTGCGGCACCAGGACGCGGACAACCTGCTGCTCGCCGGCATGCAGTCGTTCGGCTTGCGCTCTCCGGAGAGCACCGACGAGCAGAATGAGCAGGACGTGGACCTGCGGCAGCTCGTGATGACGCGGCGCGAGGCGACCAACCTCGCGGCGACGATGCTGCGGAGAGCGTGGGTCAACCGCCGGACGTACCGCTTCGTGTTGCCGGCGGCGTACCTGCACCTGCTAGAAAGCGATCTCGTGACCTGGACCGACGACGAGGGGCGGCCGCACGTCGCGCGCATCATTCAGCGCGACGTTGGCAACGACTTCCGCGTGAGCATCACCGCGCTGGCCGACGACCTTGACCTGACCGTGGCCGGCTCGCCGGCGCAGTCGGCATCCAGCTTCGTGCCTGGCCTGCCGGGCGGCAGCTCGGGCATCGAGACCACGATCGTGGACGCGCCGGCGGTCACGGACAGCACGGCCTACATCCCCGGCCTGCACATCGCCATCGACCACATCGGCGGCCAATGGGCCGGCGCGGCGGTCTACGAGAGCACGGACGGGACGAACTACGACCTCGTCGGCACGACGGACAAGCGCAGCGTCGTCGGCACCAGCGAGGCGCAGCTCGACTTCTGGCCGTCGGCGGAAACGATCATCGACCCAAACCCGCTGTTCTCGCCGGTGAATCCGACCGACTTCCAGGCCATCGTCTGGCAGTTCAGCGACAGCGCGGCGAGCCGGGTACTGAGCACGACGCAGGCCCGTACCGAACGCGGCAGCAACTGGGCGGCGATCGTCTCGCCCGGGCAGCCGACCGAGATCGTCAGCTTCCGCACCGTGACGGCACTGGGCGGCGGTCGCTTCACAATCCAGGACTACTACCGAGGCCTGCGCGGGACGACGCCGCAGACCTGGCCGGCTGGCGCCAGAATGGTCCTGCTCGACGGCTCGCCGTTCTGGCGGGAGTTCCTGGGCGAAATCACGCCGACGGCCCTAGCGTACAAGATCGTGCCGGCTGGCCTGACGCTCGACGACGTCGAACCCATCAGCGTGGTCAACGAGCGCCGCAACGCCTCGCCGCTGCCGGTGCGGCAGGTCATCAAGACGATCGACGGCACCAGCCTCACGGCCCGGTTCACGGTGCAGTACCAGTGGTGCCGGCAGGTTCTGCCCTACAACGCCCAGCCGCCGCATCCGATGGACGAGGAGGTCGAGAGCTACCGCTTCACGATCTACGACCCGACCGGCACGCAGGTTCGGCGCGTGCGCACCATCACGGCATCGCTGACCGGCACCAACTCGCTGCGCGACCGCTGGATTGATTACACCTCGGCGCAGCAGTCTGCTGACGGCTACACGCCCGGCACCTCGGCCACGTTCTGGGTGGACGTGCAGCAGGTCGGACAGTTCGGTCTCAGCCCATCTCGCAAAGTCCTCTACTAATGCGCACCTACACCATCAGCACCGGAGCCGTGACCATCTCGGCCGCGACGACGCTCATCTGCATTCGGCCGAACACCTCGCAGGCCATGTCGGTCGTGCGCGCGACGCTGACGCAGCGCGGCACCACGACGAGCGAACAGGTGCGCGTGCAGCTCGGCCGCAAGGCGAGCGCGTACGCGACCGGCCTCACCTCGGTCAACGTCGGCGGCTCGACGCAGCCGCTGCTGGCCAAGCACAGCGAGAGCGACGCGGCCTCGGCCATCACCGGCGGCACGTCGGCGGCGGCTGGCACGGCTGGCACGGCGAGCACGACCGAAGGCGCTGGCGGCTTCACGCCGGTCATCGACGAGGCCTTCAACAACATCAACGGCTTCGTCTGGCTGCCATCGGTCGATGAGCAGCTGGTGTTCGCCGCCGGCAGCGCCGAGGCGTTCGTCATGCGCGTGCCGACGGCCCCGACGGGCACCAGCAACTGGCACGCGACGGTGACGTTCCAGGAAGCCTGATGACGAGCCTGAGCGCACGCACGGTTGCCGCGATTGTCGCACTGCGGGTGCGGCACGAGGACACCGTCGATGCGTTCCGCCGGCGGCGCGCGCAGGAAGTGCGCGAAGGCCATCGGCGCTTCGTCGCGCAGCGGGCGACGTTGCTCGAGGAGGACCTGGAGAAGGTCGTACTGCAGAAGGACTTCCTCAACGTCGTCGGCGGCGTCGGCAGTCAAAGCAGCGGCCTAGCCGAGGTCGAGGTCACGCGCGACGCCGACGGCGGCATGCGATTCTTCGCGGAGGTGGGCGTCGGCGGTGGCAATCTCCAGTGGGCCGGGTCGTGGGGTGGCACCATCCCCGACGGCATCTTCCTGTCGCAGTACCAAGGAGCGTGGTCGTGACCGTCTACTATCGCGGGCAGGTCGTCGGGAACGGTGGCAGCAGCTACGTGTGCATCCTGGACCACACGAGCAGCGCCGGCGACGAGCCGGGCGTCGGCGGCTCGTGGACGACGTACTGGGCGGTCGTGGCGGCGGCGGGCACCGGCCTCACGACGGGCGACAAGGGCGACATCACGGTCAGCGCAGGCGGCGCGACGTGGACGATCGACAACGACGCGGTGACGTACGCGAAGATCCAGAACGTCTCGGCGGCGTCAAAGCTGCTTGGCCGTGGCGACAGCGGCTCCGGCGACGTGCAAGAGATCACGCTCGGGTCTGGCCTTTCCATGACCGGCACCACGCTGGCGGCGACTGGTGGCGGCGTGACGGACGGCGACAAGGGCGACATCACCGTCTCGGCGTCTGGCGCAACGTGGACCATCGACCATGCGGCTGTCACGTTCGCCAAGATGCAGGACATCACCAGCCATCATCTGGTTGGCCGGCACGCTGGTAGCACCGGGGCACCGCAGGAAGTCGGCGTTGGCAACGGTGTCGAGTTCCACGGTAGCGGCATCAGGCGCAGCCAGTTGCTTGGCGATGTCGAGGCATCCGCCGGCAG